AAGAGGATGGCAATAATAGCATCAGGCGGTGGTGGCGGAGACTTCGAGCAAGTACCAACGGGCACCCATAATGCAGTCTGTTACAAGCTGGTTGACGCTGGCACTTCACTCAACGACTTCCAAGGCGAGATCAGCAAGAAGCACAACGTGTTCATCTTCTGGGAACTGCCTGAGTTGCGTATGACCGATGACCGACCAATGGTGATCAACTGCCAGTACACGCTGTCTCTGAACGAGCGGGCCAAGCTGCGGCAGCATTTGCAGGCGTGGCGCAACAAGTCTTTTACCGAGGAAGAGTTGAAGTCGTTTGATCTCACCAAGATTCTAGGCACGACCTGCAAAGTCGATGTCGGCTTAACCAGCGGCGGGAACGCCAAGGTAGTCGGGGTGTTCTGCGCCGATGGTGGGGCCAAGAAGGTTGCAACCGTCAACGAGCAGCAGGTATTCGATCTCGAAGACTACTGCAAAGAGTTCTCTGGCGAGTCCGACGAGGCAAGCAAGAAAGCCTGCGACATCTTCGAGGAGCTACCACGGTTTATGCAGTGGCAAATCGGTGGGTGCGACGAGTCGGGCAAAGAGCCTGTCGAGCCGTGCTTCGAGGTACAGGCTGCGATGAAGAAAGGCGGTGGCGCTGCGGCACCCGTTGCTGAAGAGCCAGCACCTGAGCCTGCGGTTGCAGAAGAAGACTTTGAGGATGACATACCGTTTTAGGGGGTAACATGATCACAATTAAACAGCGTGACATGCTCCACCATGCGGTGGTCGAATACTCGCGCAAAAAGAGCGTCAAGGTAACCACTGCGGTGAGTGCAATCGCCATACAGGTTGGTGTGGATCGCAACACGATCAGAGACATCATCTTCAAAAAGACGGGATGCACAAGCGCAACCTTGGCGAAGATAGAGCGGTTTTTTGAATCCACAAACCTCACCAAAAGCTTCAAAGGCAAAAAGCTGGCGGAGCATTTGGATGAGTGGAGATCGCAAAAAGCCGATAAGCCAAAGGACATGATCAACAGCCCGTCGCACTACGCCGATGGTGAGGTCGAGTGCATTGACGCAATGGTCTCGGCTTTCGGGGTGCAGCGTGTTCAGCAATACGCTGAGATTGCGGCCTTCAAGTACAACTGGCGCTCAAACAAAAAGGGCAACCCCAATGAGGACAAGAGCAAAGCCATATGGTATCTGCGTTACTCGATGGGCGATGACCCAAGGAAGTCGTGATGAGGCTTTCTGTGGCGCGAGAGTTTGGAATAGCGAAATTCACTACATACGCACTGGTTCTATCCTTTGTTGTTGGCTTCCTACTTGGAGCTTTTGTCGTATGATGTGATAGGTCTGGGTTCATCACGCCCTCCAGCTCGTTCCCGTCCGAGTAGACCGTAAGGCGGGGCTAATTGGCCAAGGGCGTCACGCACGTCCTAGTAGCTCACGTTCCCGTCCGTGGGGCCAAAGGCGGGGCTAATTAATTGGAGAAACCGTGAGCAAATTATTTATCAAAGCTTTTCGAGCGCAAGAAAAGTATCAAAAGAAAAAGACCAAAGCCCACACTGCGCGGCTAGAAGAGAAGCGCAAAAAGGCAATGGAAACCACCAACAAACCGAACATCAAAGACAGCCAGATCATGCAGATACTGCTGATGAGCAAGCGCGGGGTGCGCGGCTCAGAAATCGCTAGGGAACTCGATATCAGCCCAAGCGTGGTCTACAACTCGACGCGGCGATATGAGCTGTTTGAGAACCCAACAACGGGCGCACACTGGTTCAGGCGCACGAACTACATTTAGCGGAGGGCTAATGGAATTCAAAGAAGGCATTTACGAGGATCTGGATTACCCAACGTATGACTCGATACCCGCTTGGCGATCTCACGATCTAAGCTCGATAGCCAAGTGTCCGTTCACTTGGAAGAACCAAACCTTTAACAACTCACCTGCGCTGCTCGAAGGCAGAGTGCAGCACACCGTGTTCTTAGAGCATCACAAGTTCTTTGACGAGTTTGCCATAGAGCCAGCGGTTGATAAGCGCACCAAGGCTGGCAAAGCCGAGTACGCCGAATGGCTTGAGGATCTGGGTGATCGCACACCCTGCAAGCAAGACCTGTACGACACCTGCATGGAGCGCCGTGAGGTGGTTGCCGACTTCATCCCTAAGCCAGAGCATCGGGTCGAGCTGACGCTGTGCTGGATCTGGAATGGTCAGCCGTGCAAGGGCAAGCTGGACTGGCACACTGGGACAGACATCTGGGATCTGAAGACGTGCCGTGACGCTTCGCCTCGTGGCTTCAGGAGCGCGATCAACACGTTCCGATACCACCAGCAGGCTGCGTACTACTTGGCTGGCTGTAGGGCCGTAGGATTGCCCACAGAGAAGTTTTACTTCTTAGCCCAAGAGAAGGCGCACCCTTATCCTTTTGGCGTCTACACGCTCTCTGATGAAGCCATAGCGTATGCCGATGCCCAGAACGAGCAGGCAATGGCTGTCGGCATCAAGTGCCGTGAGCAAGACCTGTACCTGCCCTACAACCAAGACGGGATTAAAGAGTTTGGCCTTACCGACCTTAACTGAAGAAGAGCTGGCCCAAGAGAAAGAATGGGCTGAGCAGAAGATGTATCACGCTGCGCGGTGGTGTTGGAAGCGTCGGCACCACGCCACCCCAAACAACCCGCCGCATCGACGGGTCACTTGGGAGCAATGGTTTGAGAAGAAGTTTGGTGAGCCGCTTGTAGATTACGCTGAGCGGATGGCGCGACAGAAAAACCAAAAGGGTTGACTCTTGGCTTTCTGTCTATTCGGTGAGGGCCGCTTACGCGGCGTTGCGGTTCAAGCCTATGCAAACTTTGCAATCTGCAAAGCTGCCATCCAAAATCGATACTCGATATCCACGGCGAACACTCGGTATTTGTTTGCCACAAAGCGTGGTGTTGCCGTCATCATTCAAAATGTGTGTTTTTGAATTTCGCGTCCGGCATTTATGAAAGGGCGGTATCGGTTTTTGCCAATTGACTGATTCTTGATTCATCATCTTCTCCTTAGGCCGCTTACGCGGCGCTTGTTGATCATTGTAGACGCAAGTCGAGTTTGTCTGGGCTGTGTATAACGGTGCCGTCAATCGTGTGGATTGCGTCGTGCCAGATTTCTTCCTGCCGCAACTTAGCCTGTTCCGCTAACTCCATCGCTGGGTAAACGCCAACAATTGATGTGAAGTCAGACAGCTTGCTATAACGGCTGAGAACGTAGGCATTTGCTACTAACTTTTTCTCTTTCATCTGTGTTCTCCGGGCCGAAGACCGCTTACGCGGTCACCTCGGCAATTGTTGTTTCCTGCTCTTCGGCGTGCTCTTTCAATAACTGGAGGGCGACACTGAGAGCGGTGGTGTTGACTCGGCGTTTCGTAGCCAACCTACGCACATCGTCAGTGCGGCGGTGGTTGCCCCCACCATCGGTGTAGTAGTAACCATAAGTTAGAGCGCCAGCTTCGATCAGTTCCCAGATTCGCTCGTCGTTGTTTTTCTTGCGAGCGTACAAACCGTTTGGGTTGTAGTAATGAAATTCTGCAATCTCTCGATTGTTTTTGAGATCTGAAGTATCGGTTGCTGTCTCCCAAATGTACTTCAGTCTGGGGTTTCTAATTTCCATCATCGTTCTCCTTGTCCGTCGTTGCCTCATTGCCCCGACAAAAGAAGTATCTCAAATTACCGTGTCGTTGTACACATTTATCTGCACAAAAGTGTAAATAATTATGTGATATTTGCAGCGTTTTCCAGAAGGCGTTTCTTGTTGTAGAGCCAAAAGACCAGCAAGTACCTGTCGCCGCCCTCGACGGCCAGCCCTCGGTGCATGTTGGTGAAGCTTGGGAAGATCAGCGCGTGACCGCTGGGCAGTGGCGCAAGGGTGCCGTGGTTATGAAACTCTGTGCCTCCGCCCTTGTAGTCGCCCGTATTGAGCGGAACCACCACGCTGATATCGGCACTCTCGTCGTGATGCCAAGCGCCCTGCTGCTTCTCTTTGAGGTTGTAGTTGGCTATCTGAATGCTCGATACGTCTGCACAGTCGCGCTGGTAGAGCGCCAAGAAGATCGGGTTGAGCACGTTCTGCACCACAAACCACATGTTGCGGTACAACTCAGGCACATGCTCTCGAAGAACGATCTCAGGAATCTGCCTCAGCTCGTCCTCGTCATCATTGGTTTCAAACGGTATCTCTTTGACCATGCTGTCGATCTCTTCGACCAGCATCTTGCAGAACTGCCGCCTAAACAGCGGCACCTTGTACACGTCTGGAAACACCTTCTTACAGAGCTGAGAGACAGGCGTGGGGCGCATCTTCTCAACCCCCATCCTAGCCCTAAACTCGGCAATAACTGGCACAGTCTTCTGTACAGCCTCATATAGCGGCTGATTAACCATCCAATGCGACTGCATGGACAGCATATAGTTCTTCATTTCATACATTGTACAATTCTACACAATCTTGTAAAATCCATCAAATCTTTGACAGAGAATTACTATGGAACCCGAAGAAGAGCCTGTTGAGAAGCGTAAGCGCAAGTCGCTGGCTATCGACAAAGACACATACGACATGCTGCGTGACATCTGCGCCAAGGAGCGACGCTCTTTGATTCATCAGTTGCAGCACTTGATCGAGGCAAAACACCAAGAGTTGTTTTACAAGGATTACCTTTGAGAAACCCCTTTAAGGCTAAAGCCGTACCTCAATCCTACCGCCCAGTGCTTGAGGCCAAAGAAGTTATCGAGTTGTTTGGCCGACTAACCATGCACCAGCAGGCGGCTCTTATGCGCCTGATGAGCAGAAACCTAATGATCGAGGTCGATGGTGGCGCACTCATGGGCTATGACCTTGGCTATGAGGTCGAAGGCGCTATGATCGTTGCGCGAGAGGTAGAGCCTGAACCGCTAGGCGAGTGAAGCAATACCGCCCAAGTTACCCCTAGTCCGCATAGCAAGCTCTCTGTCCTTGTCGAGCGGCACTATCGTGGGTGATAGCGCAGGGTCGAACTGGCCCAGTGCAGGCGCTGGATCGGTGTCTGGGAGTTCATCAAAGAGCGGGGTGTCTGGGCTTATGTCGATAGAAGACTGGTTGTTTTGTTCTATGCCTTCTAATTGCTCTCGTATTCTTTGCTCGCCGCCCTCGGTGGGCTGATACTCTTGAACGCCGGGCGTTGAGATCATGTCTATTACTTCAGATCCTCCACGAGTACCCGCTTGCCTTGTTCCATACTTCACTAAATCAATATAGTTGTAAGCATCCGCAACCGTCTTGGCTGCATCTGGAGAATTAAGCAGCACGTCGGTTAGAGCATCGTAATAAGCTTCTTGCTGCTTCAGTGCAATTCGCTTCAACATTGTGTCACCAACCTGACCAGAAAGAAGCCTGCCTCCAGTTCTCAAGCCAATCAGTGCTACCTTTAACGCCGTATCGCTTGCTTTCCCTCCACTTTCTTTTGAAAGAATTTCCTCAAATGCGTTAGCTGACTGAGTTTGCGATCCGCCTCTTGGAACAGCATTGAATGCCTTGTCCATGAAACCCATCATTCGGTCAAAGTTTTCAAACTCTTCTGGCTCAAGCAGCTCTTCCATCATCCTTCTATATTTTGGTTGAGCAAAGTGTCTTTGAAAATTAGGCACCCCACCTTCGAGCATGTGCGCCTTAGTAAAGTCATCTAACTTTTCGTTTAAAAAATACTGCTTAGCGTCTTTCCATGCGCTTGG